ATTTATCAGCGCACATTTCTGAGGGTGTTTGTGGTCGACATGGCTACCACGTGAAATCTTCTATTTCAACTCGTGGTGAACCGATTACGTTGCTTGGTCGTGTTTATCTGGACCCTTTTGTGTCGGGTGAGTGTATCGCTGATGTTGCGCGTCAATTTCGCAAACTTCACCTTACTGATTGCCCCGTGGTTGTTCCCAACTGGCTTGTCTGTTATCGTCGCGCTATGTCCTATCTCGTTACTGACCCAACTACCCCTGTTTTGTCTGATTGGTCGCATGCTGTTGTTCGCGTTGTCACGCGTAATTTTTCACAGCAATTGCCTGCCCATATTTTAAAACTGGCGGATAAGGAAAAGTCGTATTGGACTAGATTTTCCGATCGATTTCGTACACCCAGCGCTGAAGCTGCACTCCCCTACGTCGCCATTAATCTTGGTGTCGACGTGGCTCGTATTGCGGCTATCAACGTCGAACTTTCCAAAGCTGACACACTCGAGAAATGTTTCTTTATCCTTCGCGATGATGTTGCTGAAGTTAAGGTCGACGTTCAGTCGGCCCTTGGCGGTGCTGTTTTACCCGCCGATGCTTCCAAACCCCACAAAGATAAAGTTGCAGCCAATGCTAGCAAAAGTTCTGCGATTTGTTTTGCCTTTCTCAAAGGCAATTGTACACATCCCAACTGCAAGTTTCGTCACATTAATGGTAAAGAGGCTGAGGCCGCATGTCGCGACCGCAGTAAGAGTGTTGGAGCTCGCCTTTCGGGGTCCTCTCGACCGATTGCTAAGAATTTTCGTGACCGGGGCCGATCATGACGGCCCGCCGAATTGTCCTTATGCATCTCGATCTTGAAACTATCTCGAATCAGCTTGCTACCCTCACACACTCATTCTCGTCACTTCATTCCCTTATTCTCGCTTCCCTTGAACCCCGATGTCAGCCAAAACCCCGTCCCGACCCCGTCAACCCAAGAAGAAAACTGGCCCGGCTCCGAAGAAAGGCTCGAAACGCCCTATTACGCGCTCAATTCGCGGAAAAGGCGATTACAAGTCCTCTCCGTCCGGTCCTTCCTCCGATTGGGGAAAATGGGCCTCACGCACTGGATCTCTTGGCGGAGACCTGCTTTCTCACATCTTTGGGCGAGGCGACTACGGTATCCGATACAACACTCTCATGGATGCCGGAGGTCCCCCCCAGTTCAGTAATCGACGCAAGGACCGATCTTGCATCATTACCCACCGAGAATACTTGGGAGACGTTCTCTCTACCACCACTTTCACCAATACCGTTTATCCCATCTCCATCTTCAACCAATCTCTTTTCCCTTGGCTTTTCGTTGAAGGAACCCAGTGGGAGCAGTGGCGTCTGCATGGAGGAGTTGTTGAGTTCAAGTCTTTGGCCATTGACTCAATAAATTCAACCAATCAGGCGTCTGGCTCCGTTATTATTGCCACACAAT